AGCACTAAACTATTTACTACAATGCTCGGCAGGAATTGTCGCAAAGCGTTGGATGGTAATAGCACATGACCGATTACAACCTTTTCACACACATCAACTAGCGTTTGTACACGACGAGCTACAATACGAATGTAGACCGTATCATGCAGTTGGCGTGAAGAGAGAACTAGAAATATCAGCTCAATTAGCTGGTGAGTATTACCAATTACGTTGTCCCATAGCTGCCGAATCGAAAGAAGGACTTACATGGGCTGACGTACATTAGATATGAAATTATTAATTGATTGCGACTATATAGTCTATAAATGCTGTGCAGCAGCAGAAACGGAAATGGATTTTGGAGATGACGTAATAGTCGTTACTTCTAATTTCTCAGATGCAATGAAATGCGTCCAAAGAGATTTAGATAAAATCCAAAATGAATTAGGGTCGTTTGATGATGAATTAATCTTGTTTTTTACAAGTCCTCAAAATTTTAGGAAAAAAATTCTGCCCGAATACAAAGGTCATCGACAACGAAAAAAGCCCTGTGGATTTAAACGTGTCATACAGGAATTAAAGAAAAAATATAAAGTTATTCTCAAAGACACACTTGAAGCTGACGATGCAATAGGTATCTACGCTACAAAGTATCCCGGAAATATTATTGTCTCTCCTGACAAAGACATGAGACAAATACCCGGAAAGCTATACGACTTTAAAGAAACTGTGGAGATCACACCAGATGAAGGAGCAAGATGGCATCTCATTCAAACTATGGCAGGAGATAACACTGATGGTTACTCGGGTGTCCCGGGAATCGGTGTCAAGAAAGCAGAGAAAATCTTTAATGAGAAAGGATACACATGGAAAGCAGTCGTTGAAACTTTTATAGAAAAAGAACTGACTGAAGAGGATGCGTTGATTAACGCACGACTAGCAAGAATTTTAACTACTGACGACTACGACCATGACAAAAGAGAACCAATCCTCTGGAGCCCCTTGGGACAGTACAAAATTGACCCTCCATCAGGACTTGGAGATGAGAGAGATCCAGTTAGCACTGTATGAAATAGATAAGGAAACAATGATGGAGTTATACATGCGGCTACAAGAACAGGTTTTCAAACTAAATAATTTAATTGCACCACTCTTACATGAAGCAAAAAAACGAAGGTCCTGACTACTACCAGAGAGGGAACATAGAAGTATGGGATTTTATCAGAGATCAATCCCTGAACTATCACCTTGGAAACGTAATCAAATATATATGTCGTGCTGGATATAAAGACAACGACTTAAAAGATTTAAAAAAAGCTGCCCATTATTTACTCAATGAAATCGAAAATAGAACCCAATTGGATAGCTAGGACTGGTCGAGTCCAAGCATGGATTGATAATCCACAAGACCGTCTACCCGTAAGCTGCACCATTTTTAACGTGCAGGATTCAATGGAAGGACCTGATGGAATCGAAGCAAGCTGGAGATTTGTGTCGCATGCTCTGCGATTTGGAGCAGGAGTTGCGGTCCACTTGTCGGAACTTAGACCCAGAGGAACAACAACAAATAAAGGACCTGATTCACTTGTTGCAAGTGGACCAGTCTCATTCGGAAAAATCTACTCAACATTAAATGAAATACTTAGAAGAGGCGGTACGTACCGCAATGGTGCCTGTGTCTTGCACCTTGATATTAATCACCCCGATATTCTTGAGTTCGTGTTCGCAGAAAGACAAGAACTCCCATGGGTTAAACGATGTGTTGACCTCACCCCAGACCTCTGGCGTAATTCAAACCCTGAAACAAAGGAAGCAATTATTAGAGGAATTGCAAGAGGAGACATTTGGCTCAACAAAATAAAACATGACAGAAAAGGAAAAAGAATCAGGTCGAATGTCTGCTTGGAGGTTTATTTGCCCTCACGCGGAACATGCCTCCTACAACATATCAATTTGTCAGCCTGTCGTATCGGCGACATACGACCAGCTTTCGCTAAAGGTATGTCAGAGCTGTGCGATCTCCATGGCAAAACAGGTGTTGGTGAATCTGGAGAGTATCTAGCACCAGAGGTTGATCGACAAGTAGGACTAGGAATGCTTGGCTTAGCCAACTTCTTAGCCAACAACAATATTACATATGCCCAGTTTGGCGAAGCTCTTGAAGCCGTTAATAATGGTAAGAGCTACGATGGTTACGCAGGATTAGCTGCTCGCGAACTATTTCTGGGCATAGAAAATGCAGCTAACATAGCACGAGAGAACAACATGGAAAGAGCATTTGCTATTGCTCCAACCGCTAGTTGTTCTTATAGGAGTAGAGATCTTAAGGGATTTACTGCTACACCAGAAATTGCACCACCTATTAGCAGAGTTGTTGATAGAGACTCAGGTGAATTTGGTGTCGAGCAAGTGAACTATGGAAATGTAGAAATTGCCAGCGAAGTAGGCTGGGATAGTTATAAAAAGGTAGCAGATCAGATAATGATTATGCTAGACAAAACAGAATTGCTTCATGGCTATAGCTTCAACAGTTGGAGCGACATGGTGACTTACGATGAGGCTTTTATAGAAGAGTGGCTTAACTCACCACAGACTTCTTTATATTATGCCTTGCAAGTAATGGGAGACACACAGGACAAGACAGATGCTTACGCAGCACTGGATGACACTGCTGTTGAAGATTACTTGGCAGACATTATGAGTAATAAACCAGATGAAATAGCTTGTGACTGTCAACAATGAACCCCTATTTAAAACTACTGTCCCGGAAACGATCTTGGACACCCGTACAAACATCTAAAGGAAAACTAAAAGAAGGTGCAGAAGAAACCATCTACCGTGCTCTTGCAATACGCCATATGGAGTTACCAGTCGGCGAGTTTATTACAGAAGCACTTGATAAAAATGTTCCCGACTCTGCTAGAGCACTTCTAGAGTCAAATGTAAAAGACGAGATCAAACATGATCTTGCTCTTGGCTACATCACCAACGCACTAGGCGTCGATGACCAAGCCGAAGCTGAAGCACTGCGCTTACGTGCAGCGTGGGAACAACATCCAGACCACACAATACTTAAAGCATTAGTAGCTGAGAGAGCAATCTTTTTTGTACTACTACCATTCTTTAGATTCTGTGGTGATGCCGGTCTAAGAACTGTCAGTGCAGATATATCTAGAGACGAGCAAGTCCATGTGGCAGCTAACTCTTTGGTATGTGCAGAGCTAGGTCTAAAACCTAGTCAGTCATTAGACAAACTAAGAAAGGCAACTATTAACTGGGTGATGCAACCTTTAAAACAAAGTTCCGATAGATATTTGGACAAAAAATTTTGGCTCGATGCGTCAGACAGATTAATGTATGAAGGCAAAGCACCAGAATTTTCTCAGACCAAGGCAGCTAGAATGCCTGCATTTTTTGAACACTCGAATGTCAATCTCCCTCAATACTCTTAAGCTTCACAACGATAGGCTTGACGAGTTATTAAAGAAGTTAGATCAAAACTTCGGGTGGAAACCAGTTCACCCAAAAGAACCAATCGAATCAATTATGTATAGGGCTGGACAAGCCAGCGTAATTGACTTTATTAAATCAATAGAAGAGGACGAAATCTAATGTGTATGGGCGGCGGCGGACCTTCCGCACCACCACCATTACCTCCAGCTCCACCACCCCCTTTACCACCAACACCAACGGCACCACCTCCTGATCCAATAATCAAGGATGTGAACCCACAGGTAAAGAGAGCTAAGGATGATCGTGGTAACAAGAATAAAAACCAGTACTCAAAAGGTACAGGATCACTCAGGATTAAATTAAATCCTAAAGTAAATACAGGTAACACTGGACAGTCTGGCGGTGGGGGACTTAACCCATAATGACAGCCCGTGAGAGATACAATCAACTGGTAACAGATCGAAGACAATTCCTAGACAAAGCCGTTGATTGTTCAAAACTCACGTTACCTTATTTAATTCAAGACGATACATCTTCAAGACCTACACACGAAACTTTAAATATACCGTGGCAGTCAGTGGGTAGTAAGTGTGTGGTAGGGCTTGCGGCAAAACTAATGCTCGCAATTCTACCTCCACAATCTACCTTCTTCAAACTACAGGTACGTGAAGATAAGTTAGGTGAAGAATTACCTCCAGAAGCGAGATCTGAAATGGAGCTTGCTTTATCCAAGATGGAACGAATGGTCATGGACTATGTTGCTGCATCAAATGACAGAGTTGTTATACACCAAGCACTTAAACATTTAATTGTTGGTGGTAACGCACTGTTATTTATGGGTAAAGATGGCATTAAAAACTATCCGCTTAATAGGTATGTCGTTAACAGAGATGGAAATGGTAACGTCCTAGAAATAGTTACAAAGGAATTGATAAGTCGAGACGTACTCGGTTACGACCTTCCGGTCAAGACACCCAACACGGGCATCGACGAAACAAATGTTGGTACAAATACTGATGATGTCGAAGTTTACACGTGCGTGAAACTAGAGAACGGCAGATGGGTATGGTACCAAGAAGTAGAAGACATGATAATACCCGGCTCACGTAGTACAGCTCCTAAGAATGCAAGCCCTTGGCTCGTTCTTACTTTCAATTCTGTTGACGGAGAACAGTACGGACGTGGTAGAGTAGAAGAGTTCCTTGGCGATCTCAAATCTCTTGAAGGATTATCACAAGCTCTAGTTGAAGGAGCTGCGGCAGCCTCGAAAGTAATCTTTCTGGTCAGTCCATCTTCAACTACAAAGCCAGCGACTATCGCAAAGGCTGGAAATGGAGCAATCGTGCAAGGCAGAGCGGAAGACGTACAGGTCGTCCAAGTTGGCAAGACAGCAGATTTTTCAACAGCAGCTCAGATGTCACAGACTATAGAAAGAAGATTACTTGAAGCTTTCTTAGTTATGAACATAAGAAATGCAGAGAGAGTTACAGCAGAAGAAGTAAGGCTTACTCAGTTAGAACTTGAACAACAGCTTGGAGGAATCTTCAGCTTGTTAACTGTATCTTTCTTAATACCATACTTAGATAGAACATTATTAGTTCTACAAAGAACTGGTGAATTACCTAAGTTACCTAAAGAAATTATTAGACCATCTATTGTGGCTGGTGTTAATGCTTTAGGAAGAGGTCAAGACCGAGAATCTTTAACTATGTTTATGCAAACAATTGCACAGACAGTAGGACCAGAAGCTGCAATGCAATTTATAAATCCTTTAGAAGCAATTAAGAGATTAGCTGCTGCTCAAGGTATAGATGTATTAAATCTAGTCAAGACTCCACAACAACTACAAGGTGAGAAGGAAGAGATGATGCAGAATCAACAGAATCAAACACTTCTACAACAAGCTGGTCAGTTTGCTAATTCAAAATTAGCTGACTCAGAAAACTTACAAGGCATGATGCCTCAAGATCAACAACCACCACAACCTTAATAATGGCAGAGACTTTATCATATGATAATACTCCTGAAGCAGAAGTCCTTACCTCAGAGGAACAGGATTCACTGCAAGTAGGAGAACAGTTAGAAGCAGAACATGAACAACTACTAGCTGGTAAATATAAAAACGCTGAAGATTTAGAAGCAGCCTACTTATCATTACAAAAGAAACTTGGACAAAACGAAGAAGAGTACGACTACGAAGAAAGCGACGAAGGATATGAAGAAGAAGAAGGAAGCGATGAGGAGGTATCTGAAAATGCTCCTGCGATCAGTTTAATTAATGAAGCATCGGATGAATACTACGCAAACGGTGGTGCTTTGAGTGAAGAAACAATTTCTAGATTTACTGAAATGAGTAGCCAAGATTTGGTTAACGCATATATGGAAATGTATGAAAGTGGACAAGTAGGTCAAGCAGCACAAGCTCAAGAGTTATCTGACGCTCAAGTTAATAGCGTGATAAACGCAGCAGGCGGCGAAGCTAATTACAACCAAGTAATTGAATGGGCTGCCAGCAATCTTGGAGAGAGACAGATTGATGCTTTCGATTCAGTAGTTGATTCTGGTAATCCAGCAGCTATTAATATTGCTTTCCAAGGATTACAGTCAGCGTACCAAGAAGCCAATGGCTACGAAGGACGCATGCTACAAGGAAGAGCTCCCTCTTCTGCCGGAGAAGTATTTAGATCTCAGGCGGAGCTTGTAGCAGCTATGGGAGACCCACGCTATGACAATGATCCAGCTTACAGAGCTGATGTCGTAGAAAAACTAAATAACTCAGATTTAAACTTCTAATGTTTGGTCTAAATAAAAAAAAGAAAAAACCTAAAAATAAACTCAAGATTAATGGCGTAAAAATTCTTAAGAAAAAATCTGAAGGAACTGGTTGGGGTAAAATTACTCGACAAAAAGACCAGAAAAGATTAGAAGAATTACTTAAGGATATGTAATGAGAACAAAAGATCTTGACACACTATTCGATAACGAATACGCATACGAACCACCTATACAGGTATTACCTAAACAAAAACTAATGACACCAGAAGCAGAAAGATTTAATGGCTGGGCAGCAATGCTTGGCTTCGTAGCAGCTCTAGGAGCCTACGTAACAACCGGTCAAATTATCCCCGGTGTATTCTAAATGGCTGCAATCT